CCCACCACCTGGGAAAGGGCGTAACGTGCGGCCGTTGGAGGGATTTGGGACTAGCCACCCCATTGCCACCCTATCAGTTAAGGTGCGCTGTCCAGTTGGGGCAACAAGTAATTTGTTGCAGGTGGATCAATTGATGATAGTACAATGATAATTATCGGAACTGCTATCGTGGTGGGATCCGGCATCGCTGGCACCACCGTCGCCTCGGCCTTAACCTGGGCGGCCATTCGTCTGTTCAAGCGGAAAGTGCGGGCGCTTGACGTGACGTACTTACCCATCAGCACCACCCGGAAAGTGGAGGCTGATCAAGACACCCACGATGTTCTCGAGGATCGCCCTGATGTCTTGGCAATTGTCAAAACCGTAACCACCTTAGAGGGCCGTAAACTAGGACGCCAAATCGGTATCTCCTTGCGACTCCAGTTGGGCTTACCGAACCCAACTCCGGCGAATCGCACGCTGGCAACGCAGCGCGCAGAAGCCTGGATCCGCGAGCACGCACCGTCACTCCGTGTTAGCCACCGTTCTGCTGTAGTGGCCCACGCAGTGTATTGGACTCTCACCCCTGGTGATGATGAACTCAACACCATGGCTATGCTATGTACGCGTGAGGCGTATCGGCGTGAGAGACAATTGCGACTTCCTAGACCTATTCCTAGGTATGATTCAGTCCCTGTTTGGTTACAAGAATTCATGGGGTGGACTATAAACCCACTCCCGGATTTTCACCAGGCCTAATTGTCATGCGTCCACGGCATGTACCCACCCTTGTGGGGGCGGGCCACATATCTAAAGCCATGGATGGTCTTACGTGTCGATTAGGCCCAGATTCCGTGTTCCCGAAACAGGGAGTAGTCCATTTGACCTCTATGTCCATTGTCCCTGTCGGCAATGGGCGGCCTAAGGACCGCTCCTTGTACATGGTGCCTGGCGTTGGTACCGCTCAGCACTATGCGTCCTGTGAGGATAACAAGACCAATGTTGTGACCGCCATCCTCGAGCGTGTCTTTTATCATGACATTGGCAATGGGTTCGAGCACACGTTAAAACCTACACGTGTGCCACCTTGTGCCCTATTGAACCGCTTTCGTAACGCGTTAAAATGCTTTGTCAAGGATCTCACACCTGACCCATTACTTGAATATCCAAGTATGGTGTACAGGGGTCGGAAATTAGCATTGTATACTAACGCCGCTATCAAAGTGGCAAATAGGGGCTCGCTTCGTACCGATGCGTACCTTTCAACTTTCCTCAAACATGAGAAGTTGCCCATCGGCACCAAGCGAGTGGTTCCTCGGGTCATACAGCCGAGGAGGCCAGAGTATAACGTTGCGGTTGGACGTTACCTCCACAAGTTGGAGCCCATACTGTATAAGGCAATTGACAATGTCTTTGGCGCGCCCACTGTTATGAAATTCTATAACGCATTTCAGTTGGGCGGTTTATTCCACCAAGCATGGGGTACTTTCCGCGATCCCGTTGCTGTTGGACTAGACGCTTCCAGGTTTGATCAGCATGTCGAGTATGACATGCTCGCCTGGGAGCACAGTGTCTACCAGTTGTATTACAAGCAATACCCGGAATTAGCCAAGTTATTGAGTTGGCAACTCTACAACCATGGCTTTGTCCGCACCTGTGACGCAACTATTAGGTACTACGCTTTAGGCAAGCGATGCTCTGGTGATATGAACACCGCTATGGGCAATTGTCTGATCATGTGCGCGA